CTCGTCGCCCGGAAGGGAGCCCTGGACGCCCTCTACGGCCGGCTCGCCGAGCTCGGAGCCGAGACGCCGTGAGGAGCACCGACCCGAAGGCGAAGCACGTCCCGGAGAACTTCCGGCGCGTCCTCACGATCCACGACGGAGGCCGGCTAACCCCGGCCCTCGTCGACGTCCTCCGCACGATCTCCGAGCACGCCGAGGACCTGTCGATCGAGCTCCGGACCGAGGAGCTCGACGCGATCACCAACCCGACCAGCTACCAACGCCGCAACGCCGCGTCAAACGCCCGACAGAGGACCCGCCCGGTCCTCGTCTCCCGCGCCGACGGCCTCGCGGTCTACGCCGCGAGGAGGCTCCTCTGATGGCCCGCAAGCCCGCACCGCCGACACGGATCCAGAAGTCCGGGAACGGCCATACCTACTACCTCGACGGGGAGTGGTGCCCGGGAGTGACCACGGTCCTCTCCGACGGGATCCCGAAGCCCGGCCTCATCGGATGGGCCTCGAAGGTCCCGGCCGAGTTCGTCGCCGACCGTCTCACCGTCGCAAAGACCGCCGACGGCCGGACGAGGATCGTCGCCGACGAGCTCGTCGAGGACCTCCGGAAGTGGCAGGAGAGCCGGACCGGCGGGAAGGTCGTCAAGTGGTCCGACTCGACCCCGCTCCCTCGAGCAGCCCTCGCCGACGCCCTGGCGAACGTCCGGTACCTCGACCTCGGCGAGGCCGCGGCGAAGGGGACCGACGTCCACAACATCGCCGAGCGGCTCGCCCGCGGCGAGGAGGTCGAGGTCTCCGAGGCGCTCCGCGGTCACGTCGACGCCTACCTCCGGTTCCTCGACGAGTGGGGTCCGGCGAACGCCCGGCTCGAGCTCGTCGGGATCAACCGCCGGTGGCGCTACATGGGGAAGATGGACCTGCTCGCCGACTTCCCCGGGAAGGTGTGGAGCTCCGGCCCGTGGGCAGGCCGGCCCGTCGGCCGAGGCCTCCTCGATATCAAGACGGCCCGCTCCGGGATCTTCGCCGAGGTCGCCCTGCAGCTACAGGCCTACCGGTTCTCGGAGACGATCCTGGGCCCGGACGGAGAGGAGCCGATGCCCGAGGTCGACTTCGTCGCAGCGATCCACGTCCGCGCCGACGGCTACGACGTGATCCCGTTCGACGTCACCGGCGACCCCCGGACCGACGCCGCGTACCGGACCTTCCTCTACGCGAAGCAGGTCGGGGAGTGGCTCGACTGGAAGAGCGGAGCAGCCGCGACCGTGAAGCTCGACGCGGCCGAACCGCCGGCGGAGGGATGATGGAGCACAAGCCGATCACCCGTCAGCGTTCCGAGTGGATCGAGGTCCCCGCGCCGCCGATCCCCGGGGTCGTCTCCGCCCACTACCGGCGCGTCGGGGATGGGGTCCTCCGGGCCCTGGTCGCCGACGAGCCGAGGGGATGGCACCTCTCGATCTCGTTCGTCGACCACCGGGACCGAGCCTCCCGGTACCCGCGGTGGGACGAGATCTTCCACGCACGCCGGCACCTCCTCCCGCAGGACCTCGCCTACGTGATGCACCTCCCGACCGACGACGAGTACCTCGCCGTCCACGACTCGACGTTCCACCTCCACCAGCACCCCGAAAGGTCCCGACCATGAGTACCGAGATCGTCCCGTTCCAACCTCCCCGGAGCTCGTCGAGCTCCCTCGAGCTCGCGCCCGAGGCGTGGAAGCTCGCGAGCCGGGTAGCCGATACCGACTTCGTCCCGAAGGCGCTCCGAGGGAAGCCCGAGGCCGTCCTCGCGTGCATCCTCGCCGGCCACGAGGCCGGAATCTCCCCGATGCAGGCCCTCGCGAAGATCCACGTCGTCGAGGGACGCCCGGCGATGGCCGCGGAGCTCATGCGCGCGCTCGTCCTCCGAGCAGGTCACGAGCTCTGGATCGAGGAGAGCACCTCGACCCGCGTCATCGTCGCCGGCCAGCGCGCCGGATCCGAGCGCGTCTCCCGCGTCGCGTGGACGATGGACGACGCGAAGCGCGCCAACCTCGCCGGCAAGAACAACTGGCGCAGCTACCCGCGAGCGATGCTCCTCGCACGAGCGACGGCCGAGCTCTGCCGCGCCCTCTTCCCCGACGTCCTCGCCGGGATCTCGCACACGATCGAGGAGCTCGCCGACGGAGACGACGTCGACCGCCCGCTCGAGCCCGAGGACGCCGGCGAGGCGACGACCGCTCCGCCGACCACGAAGGCCCGGGCCCGGCGCGCGGCGACCGCTCCCGGCGCAGCCCCGGCGATGGAGCCCGAGGTCGTCGACCGGCCACGAGGTGACGTCCCCGGTCTCCCGGGAGAGGACGACATCATCGAGGCCGAGGTCGTCGAGCCCGACGAGGTCGAGCCCGCGCACGAGCTCGCCGAGCCGGAGGCCGAGGAGCCGGCCGAGGTCGTCGAGGAGGAGTGGCCCGTCGAGGAGTGGGACGGAGATCCCGACCCGCCGAACGAGGTCGACCCCGGCCCCCGGTACTCCGGCCCGCAGCTAATCGCGATCAAGCTCGCGGCGCACGGAGTCCACGAGCGGCCGGACCGGCTCCGAGCGATCTCGGCGCTCCTCGAGCGCGAGGTGACGTCCTCGAAGGACCTCTCCGCCGACGAGCTCGCCGCGGTGATCCGCGCCCTCGACGAGCTCCCGGAGGGGATGATGCTCCTCGCCGGCCAGGCCGAGCCCGAACCCGAGCCGGCCCCCGCTCCGCCGAGACGGACGACCGCGGTCACGCCGCCGGAGGAGTGGACCGGCGACCGGTGGCGCGAGTTCCTCCGTCAGCGGAAGGCGAAGGTGGCGCAGGTCCTCAAGGAGGCGCAGCGGATCGGAGCGGAGCAGACTCCCCCCGTGACCGTGGCAACCCTCGACGACCTCGCCGGCTCCGGGATCTGTTCGGAGCTCGTCGGATGGATCGAGGAGCTCGGCTCGTGATGATCCTCCGACCCGACGCCCACCAGTCGAGCGGAGGCCGACCGGAGATCTCCGTCGACCTCGACGACGACCACGGGACGACCGTCGTCCTCACGATCGAGGCCGAGCCCGGCGAGACGTTCGACGACCGGGACCTCTGGCGCTCCCTCACGCCGGCGGAGGCCCGCGCCCTCGCCGCGATGCTCTGGCACCAGGCCGACGCAGCGGAGCGGTACAGGTGAGGATCGCCGGCCTCGACCTCTCGACGTCCCGTATCGGCTACGCCGCCCCGGAGGGAGGCCTCCACAGTGTCACCGCACGAGCGAAGGCCGACGACGTCCCTCGCCGGCTCTACGAGCTCCTGACCGCCCTCGAGCGGCTCCTCCGGCTCTACCCGCCCCTCCCGGACCTCGTGGCGATCGAGGGGTACTCTCTCGCGTCGCCCGGGAGGATCTCCCTCGTCCGGCTCGGCGAGCTCGGAGGCGCGGTCCGGCTCCGGCTCTTCGAGCTCGACGTCCCCTACGTCGAGATCCCGCCGAGCTCCGTCAAGCGACACGCGACCGGAGCAGGGAACGCCGACAAGTACCGGATGACGGCCCGAGCGATCGAGCTCGGCGCGCGGGGATCCGTGAACGACGACGAGGCCGACGCGTTCCACCTCCGCCGGATGGCGCGGCAGGCGCACGGCCTCGAGACCGCCGAGCTCGACCACGAGCGCGACGCGATCGCGAGCCTCTCGTGGTGATCCTCTACCGCTCCGAGCTCGCCGAGGTCCACCACGGGGACGCCCTCGACGTCCTCCCCGAGCTCCCGACGGAATCCGTCGACCTCGTGATCGCCGACCCGCCCTACGGGGTCGAGTGGCAGAGCAACCGGCGCGCCGAGACGTTCGACGAGCTCCTCGGCGACGCGCCGACCGACCGGGACGGGATCCGCTCTGTCCTCGTCGAGGCCGTCCGGCTCGTCGGCCAGCACCGGCACCTCTACGTGTTCGGCCCCGACGACGTCCTCGCCGGCCTCCTCGTGAGCGAACGAGCCGAGCTCGTGTGGGACAAGGCCCGGCCCGGTATGGGGGACCTCTCCGCCCCGTGGGGACCCCAGCACGAGCGGATCTCGTTCGCGGTCTCGAAGCACCGGCACGCCGGCAAGCGCGACGCGCCGGCGCTCCCCGTCCGGATGCGGAAGGGATCGGTCCTCCGGTTCGCTCCGCCGACCGGCCGGAACGTCCGGCACCCCTCCGAGAAGCCGACGACCCTCCTCCGGGAGCTCGTCGAGTCGAGCTCGCGCGCCGGCGATCTCGTCCTCGACCCGTTCGCCGGAGTCGGCTCGACCGGGGTCGCCGCGATCCTCGCCGGCCGGAGGACGATCCTCGTCGAGCTCGACGACCGCTACGCCCGGATCGCCGCCCAGCGCGTCCAGGACGCCGAGCAGATCTACCGAGCCTCGCTCGACGCATGACCGCCGCGCTCCACCCTCTCCTCGCCGTCGGCGCGCTCGTGTGGCTCGCCGCGATCGCGTTCACCGTCGGACTATGCCGCGCCGCGGCGAGCCGGCCGTGGTGGGAGAGGACAGCGGAGGAGATCTCCGAGCTCCCGGAGGCCGACCCCGAGGATCCCCGGGGTCGGCCGTCACAGGACGGTCGGACATGACGGACCACGACAGGAACCGACCGAGCGGGAATCGTAGCAACCGAGGCGACTCCGGACGAGTCCCCCCGCACAACCTCGCCGCCGAGGAGAGCTCGATCGGCGCGGCGCTCCTGTCGATGAAAGCAGCGACGACGATCGTCGAGCGGCTCGAGGCCGGCGACTACTACAAGCCCGCCCACCAGCACATCTTCCACGCCGTCCGCTCGATCGTCTCGGCCGGCGCGCACGTCGACATCGTCACCGTGTGCGACGAGCTCCGGCGCGCCGGCCTCCTCGACGAGGTCGGAGGCGCTCAGTACCTCGCCGAGCTACAGAACGCGACGCCGGCGATCTCGAACGCGCACGGCTACGCGAAGATCGTCCGGGACTGCGCGGTGCTCCGCCGAATGCTCTACGCCGCCGCGGACATCGCCGAGGCCGCGTACAACCACAACGACCCCGCCGAGGCCGTGGCGAAGGCCCAGGACGCCCTCGTCGCCCTGGCAGCCGACGGAGACCCGTCGGCCGGCTCGACGCTCGACGTCGCCGACCTCGCCGCCCTCCTCGATACCGACCTCGAGCCGGAGTCCGGGACCTTCCTCACCCGCACCGACGGGACCTCCCTCCTCTACGCCGGCAAGATGCACGTCTTCCAAGCCGAGCCGAGCTCCGGGAAGTCGTGGATCTCCCTCCACGCCGTCCGCGAGGTCCTCGACATCGGAGGCGCAGCGATCTACCTCGACTTCGAGGACACCCCGGCCGGGATCCTCCGCCGGCTCCGGAACCTCGGCTGCTCCGTCGACGCGATGCGCGAGCGACTCGTCTACGCCCGACCCGTCGGCCGGTACGGACCCGCCGAACGGCTACAGGTCGACCGGCTCCTCGACCGACTGAACCCCGACCTCGTCGTGATCGACGGAGTCGGGGAGTCCCTCTCCCGGAACGGCCTCTCGGAGGACAAGGCCGACGACGTCCTCCGATGGTTCGACCTCTTCCCCCGCCCGATCGCCGAGACCGGCGCGGCCGTCCTGATGATCGACCACGTCGCGAAGGACCCCGAGCAGCGCGGCCGATGGGCGCGAGGCTCCGGAGCGAAGCTCGGCGCGGTCGACGGCGCGTCCTACCAGGTGAAGGTGATCACCCCGTTCTCCCGTCACCGGTCCGGCGCGGTGAAGCTCGTCGTGGCGAAGGACCGGCCCGGCCAGTTCTCGATCGGCGAGGTCGCCGCGATCGTCAAGATCGAACCGCACGCCGCCGGCGAACGCGTGGTCCTCACCGTCGAGCCCGACGGAGCCGACCTCGCGATGACCGACCCGCACAAGCCGACACAGGTCATGGCGATGATCTCCGCCGAGATCGACGGAGCGAAGGTCCCGCTCACCCCGAAGGCCCTCGAGGCCATCGTTCACGCCCGGCCGAGGACGTTCCACGAGGCCCTCCAACGTCTGATCGCCGAGGGGTACGTCACCCAGGCCTCCGGCCGCGTGAAGAGCCTCCGCAACGTCCGCAGGTACTACGGCCCCTCGACCCGCGACGAGCCTCCGCCCGACCTCGTCGACGACGAGCCTCCGCCCTCGTTCGACTTCGACTACCAGGAACCCCCCGAGCTCGCCGAGGCGCAGCGCGCCTACCTCGACTCGATCATCCACGACCCCGACCTCTAGGAGACCCCGATGCCGATCCACCCCGACAACGTCCACCGGTACCCGCCGGAGTGGCCCGAGATCTCGAAGCGGATCCGAGCCGAGCGCGCCGGCGACCGGTGCGAGTGTTCCGGCCAGTGTGGACACGACCACCGGCTCGAGCCCGGCTCCGCCGGCGAGCGATGCGCGGCCCGGAACCGGGAACCTCACCCCGTCACGACCTCGATCGTCGTCCTCACCGTCGCCCACCTCGACCACACCCCGGAGAACGTCGACGACGGGAACCTCCTCGCCCTCTGCCAGCGATGCCACCTCGCGTACGACCGAGACCACCACGCCGAGAGCCGAGCTCGTCGACGAGCCCGAGAGCTCCCGACCGAGTTCCCCGCGATCCTCCCCGGCGACTGCCGCGAGATCCTCCCGACGCTCCCGACCGGCTCCGTCGACGCCGTCGTCACCTCGCCGCCCTACCTGAAACAGCGCGCCTACGGCCAGGACACCGCGCACGAGCTCGGCCTCGAGGAGACCGTCGCCGACTACGTCCGGAACCTCGCCGACGTGTTCGACGAGCTCCGCCGGATCCTCCGCCCGACCGGGTTCGCGTGGCTCAACATCGGCGACAAGGCCAACAACAGCGGAGGAGCCGGAGGGGACTGGACCTCGACCGCCGCGCTCACCAAGCTCTCCGGAGGCCCCGGCCGGTTCCGCGACCCCGCCTACCCCGAGGGATCGTTCGTCGACGTCCCCGGCCAGGTGATCGCCGAGCTCCTCCGGCGAGGATGGCGGCTCCGGCTCCCGATCGTATGGGACAAGGGGAGGGAGAGCCCGGAGAGCCTCCGGCACATCGGCCGGCCGCGATGGTCCCACGAGATGATCTACCTCCTCTCCCCGATGCCTCGACCCCGCTCGGCCGGCGCGCGCCGCCCCCGGTTCTTCCCCTCGGCCCTCGCCGAGACCGGCTCGGTCTGGCACTTCCCACCGGGAGGGAACGGAGACGCCCACCTCGCCCCGTTCCCCGACGAGCTCGCCCGCCGGTGCATCCTCCCGACGACCCTCCCCGGAGACGTTGTCCTCGACCCGTTCTCCGGCTCCGGTACCGTCCCTCGAGTGGCGCACGAGCTCGGCCGTCGAGGAGTCGGAGTCGAGCTCTACGCCGACCGGCCCGAGCTCCTCCACCAGGCCTCGACCCGAAAGGACGCCGACTCGTGAAGATCTACGGCTGGCCCCTCTTCCTCCTCGCCCTCTCCGCGCTCGTCGCGATGTTCGGCGAGCCGAAGCCCGTCGCCCTCGTCGTCGCCGGCCTCGGAACCCTCACCGCCGCGTACGACTGGCTGAAAGAGCTCGACCGATGATCTCCACCGACCCCGCAGACCCGCACCCGCAGTTCGGCCCGCCCGAGTGGATCGAGCTCCACGACGGAGCCCGGCTCGACCTCGCCGCCCCGTGGAACCTCGCGCTCGGCGACGCCCTCCGCGTCCTGATGGCCCTCCCGACCGGATGCGCGGACGCGGTGGTCACCGACCCGCCCTACTCCTCCGGCGGATTCACCCGCGGCGACCGGATGGGGTCGACAACGAACAAGTACGTCCAGACCGCGACGCAGATCGAGCGGCCCGACTTCGCCGGCGACAACCGCGACCAGCGCGGCTACCTCGTGTGGTGCTCCGTGTGGATGGAGGAGGCCCTCCGCGTCGTGAAGCCCGGCGGCTCGATCCTCACGTTCACCGACTGGCGACAGCTACCCGTCACGACCGACGCCGTCCAGAGCGGCGGCTGGGTCTGGCGCGGCATCGTCCCGTGGGACAAGGGAGAGGGGACGCGCCCGAGGCGCGGAGGGTTCCGAGCTCAGGCCGAGTACGTCGTGTGGGGAACCGCCGGCCACCTCCGAGAGGACCACGAGGAGTACCTCCCCGGGTTCCTCCACGTCGCCGACGGCCAGTACGCGACCGGCTCGCTCGTCGTCCCGATCCGGCAGGCCGACAAGCACCACATCACCGGCAAGCCGACCGACCTCATGCGGGAGCTCGTGAGGATCGCCCCGCGCGGAGGACTGATCGTCGACCCGTTCGCCGGCTCCGGGACGACCGGGGTCGCCGCCGTCGAGCAGGGGAGGAGGTTCCTCGGAGTCGAGAAGACCGCCGAGTACGCCGAGATCTCCCGGGCCCGGCTCGCCGAGGCCGAGGCCGTCCCGACGCTCTTCGAGCTCCCGACGATCACCGAGGCGGCTCGACCGCCGGCGCTCTTCGAGCTCGACGAAGAGGACCCCGTGACGCCGTAGGTTGACGCCGTGACGTGATGGGTATACGCTCGACCTCGTGACCACGACACCATCACCCAGCACCCCCGACTACGCCCGGCTGATCGACGAGCTCGCCGCGGCCGGCTACAGCCCCACCGACACCTTCGAGGAGCTCTCCTCGACCGTCGACTACTTCGCCCGCCGCGGATGGGACGCCGTCCGGCACAACGGAGACTCCCTCTCGTTCGCCCGGTTCTCCGACGAGGGAGCTCGTCTGATGACGACGACCCTCTCCGGTTGCATCATCGACGAGGCCTCGTTCTCGACGAGCCGGCACGCCCTCCGCATGTTCACGACGGCCGCGGAGCTCCGGCCGTGACCCCGCACGCCGTCCTCATCGGATGCACCAAGACGAAGCGCGCCGAGCGTTCCGCCGGCCGTGACCTCTACGACCCGTCCGACCTCTTCCGACGCCGGCGCGCGTACGCCGAGTCGACCGGCCTCCCGTGGGGAATCGTCTCCGCCCTCTACGGCCTCGTCCTCCCCGACCAGCAGGTCGACCCCTACGAGATGACGATCGCCCAGCGACGCACCGCCGAGCACGGAGGGACGAAGCATTGGGCCCGCTCCGTGATCCGCGGAGCATTCCTCTACCTCGCCGACATGCACGCGACGGCCCGGGACGGCCGAGGGTTCGCCTACTTCCCCGAGCACCTCGTCCTCGAGGTCCACGCCGGGATCGACTACGTCCGGGCCCTCGAAGAGGTCGCCGGCGACTACCGCTCCGGAGTGACGATCCTCCACCCCGTCGCCGGACTGATGATCGGCCAGCAGAAACAGCACTACGCCGGCCTCCTCGCCGAGCCGGCCCCCGAGCCCACCTACGGCCAGCTTGCCCTGGCACTCTGAAAGGACCACGACATGACCGACCACCTCGACCCCGAGCTCCTCGCCCGGGCCCTCGCCTACACCGACGCCGTAGGCCTCTCCGACGGCACCGACCGGCCGGCCTCGACCGTCGCCGAGCTCGACCTCGACTCCGAGCCATGCCAGGACTGCCACGCCCCGATCGAGTGGGACGAGCCCGCGCAGACCTACCGGCACCACGGCCCCGCGTGCTACCTCGCGACGAGCTCCGGCTGGATCCTCGTCCCGTGAACACCTCCCGATGGGACCTCGTCCCGCTCCCCGGCCTCGAAGGCCCCGCCGGCTACCAGCCCCCTCTCCCGTTCACCTACACCCAGGAAGGCCCACGACATGACCCGAACACCGATCGACGAGATCGCCCTGCAGCACCTCGGAATCGAGACGCTCGAGGAGCAGCGATCCGACTCCCTCGACTTCCACGAGGTCCCCGTGTGGGATCTCCGAGCAGCCCTCGCCGCCGCGTTCGACGCCGGCCGAGCCTCCGTGACCTCCGGGAGCTCGTCATGAGTTGGGCCGAACGCCGAGCACGCCGAGCACGAGCGAACGCCGTCCGCGAGGCCGTCGAGGAGGCCAGGACCGCCGGCCTCGAGGAGATCACCGCCGGAGACCTCCGAGTGATCTCACTCGCCCTCGAGGACCGCGAGGCCAAGTACGCCGCGCAGCCCGCCGGCGAGGCCGCGGCCCGTGTCCGCGCCAAGATCGCCCGGAACATGATCCGATGAGCTCCGCACTCACCCCGGCCGAGCGCGCCCGGCTCTACCGAGAGCGGAAGCGCGGAGGACCCGCCCGCACCCTCTCCGACGACCCGCTCGCCCGAGCGAAGAGGCGCATGCGGAAGGGAGCGAAGGTCGCCGACCTCGACCCCGCCGAACGAGAGGCCGTCCGCGCCTACCAGCGCGAGCAGGCCCGGAAGCGGAGGACGTCGTGACGCCGGCGCTCGTCGCCCGACTGATCGAGGGAGCTCGAGCCGGCTCTCTCGCCCTCACCAGGACCGAGGCGATCGCGCTCGTCCGAGAGATCACCCCCGGCGCGTCCGTGATCGTCGACGGCCGGCCCGTCGACCTCCGCTCGATCCCCTGGCACGTATTCCCCGACCACGTCGCCGAGCTCCCCGAGCTCGACCCGTGGCGCAGACAGGCCCACGAGAGCATGGTCGAAGGCCTCATCGACGGAGACGACCAGGCCCGACTCTTCGAGGTCGCCGACCGCCGCGAGGCCGAGCACCGCCGGCAGGCCGAGGAGCTCGCCGGCCGGTTCGAGATCTCCCCCGAGGCCCTCGCCGAGCTCCGGCAGATCTTCGGAGACCCGCATGCGTGACCCGCTCCGCCGCAGAGACCCCGAGCTCGTGCGCGCCCTCCTCGACGTCGTCTACGAGGACGCCGACCAGGACAAGCCCGACCCGATCCCGTGGGGAGAGCTCGTCGACGCGTTCACGTCCGACGCCCACCAGTGGCGCACCGTCGAGAACGTCCTGTACGAGCTCGTCGCCGCCGGCGCACTCCACCGCGTCGGGAAGCCCGGCGCACGGGGTAAGCCCGACACGAGAGCACTCCTCCCGACCCTCCTCGGCCGAGCATGGCTCGCCGGCGAGCTCCACCCCGTACCCGAAAGGACCCCGACATGACCAGGACCAGCAGACCCGACCCCGAGCTCCGAGCGTTCCTCGGATCGTTCCACGGGAAACGCGCCCGGATCTTCCTCACCTCCGGCCAGGACACGACCGGGATCGTCAACACGACCACCTGGACCGACGACGGCCGGCCCTCCTCGATCTACCTCGTCGCAACCGAGGACCCCGAGCTCGCCGCCGTCCTCATCCCCTGGCACGCCGTCGCCGCCGTCGGAAAGCTCCTCGAGCCGACACGACCCCGCGCCCGAGGCGACGAACCCACCAGCACACCCACGCACGAGATCCCCGCCCTCGACCCCGACCACGACCTCACCGACGCCGAGGCCGACCGGCTCCTCGAAGCCCTCCGAGCAGAGAACCCCGACCCCGCCCACGTCGAGTAACCTCACCCCGTCGACCGTCCTCCCCGGGCCCGGGAGGCGCACGAGACCGCACGGCCGACACCCCCGCACGAGACCCCGGACACCGACCACCGCCCGTCGGACCGTCCGGGGTCTCAGCGCGTCAGGCCACGGCCGGCTCGAGCTCAGGCAACCCGAGCACCACCACCACGTCGAGGAGCTCCACCGGCAGACCCGACGCCCGCTCCACCAGCACACCGTCGACGCGCTCGACCACCGGGACCAGCACAGCCCCGCCGTCAACCGTGACCACAGCCACCGGGAGCTCGACCTCGAACATACCCACAGCGTAACGAAACCCTGTGGACAAGTCGAGAGAACTACCGACTCGAGGGGACCGAGTGGGCGGCTCTCCCGGCCCCGGTGCTCCCCTCCACGGACGGGGAGCATACCGAGGACGTCAAGGACTCCGCAAGACCCACCCCCTCGTCCCCTCGCACACTGTGGACAACCACACGACCTACCATCGGCCACGATGCCCACCGTCCCCCCGTCACCGTGCCCCACCCCGCTATGCCCACACCTCCGACCCTGCCCGCTCCACACCTCGACCCCGTGGTCCGGCGCACGAGACCGACGACGACAGAGGACAGGCCTCAGCGGCTCAGCCGAGCAGAAGAGGAACCGGCGCATCATGCGACGACACCGCGGGATCTGCCACGTCTGCCACATGCCAGGAGCCGACGAGATCGACCACGTCGTCCCCCTCGCCGAGGGAGGAACCGACGACGACGACAACCTCGCACCGATCCACGCTCGACCATGCCACGAGCGCAAGACAGCAGCCGAGCGCGCACGAGGCCGCGCACGAGCTCGACGAGGGACCGGACCGGGGGGTGGGGTACCACCGCGGCCGAGGCCGGCCCCGGGGTCAAAGGGGGCAGCGCGCGCACCCGAGGACCGGTTTCGGACTCGATTCCCCGACCGGGGAGGATCGTTCGGTGGGTAGGAGGAACCGGCCTCGGCACTCCCGGCCCGGCCGGAACCGGAGCCGGCGAGCGACGGCCGAGCAGCGCGCCCGGGCCGAGCTCGACCGGGACGATCCGCCGGCGCTCCCTCCTCGAGGTCGTCGCCGGGAGCCTCCGCCGCCCGGTGGTCCGGTGGTCCGGTGCCCGAGCGGGAAGAGCGGGTTCGCCGAGGCCGAGGCGCGTCGCCGGCTCGAGCAGTACGCCGCGGAGCACGGGAACCGACGAGCTCGGCCGGTGCGCGTCTACCCTTGCCCGAAGTGCGGAGCGTGGCACCTCACGAGTAGGGAGTAGAGACGATGGGCCGACGTGGACCGGTGCCGATGCCGGACAACGTCCGGAGGATCCGAGGGACGAAGCCCCTCCGCGACGTCGAGACCGGCGAGAAGGTGAAGCGGCTCGTCCTTCCGCCCGTCGCGCCGAAGCCTCCGGAGGGACTGTCGCGGAAGGCCTCGGCCGAGTGGCGACGGATCGTCCCCGAGCTCGAGCGCGCCGGAGTCCTCGCCGAGATCGACCGGGGAGCTCTGACCGCGTACGTCACGTCGTGGGCGCACATGCAGGAGGCCGAGGAGATCCTGAAGCGGGAGGGACTGATCCGGGAGACGAAGGACGGCGCGTCGCGTCACCCCGCGTGGATCGTCTACCGGGAGGCGAACCGGACGATGCTCGCAGCGGCCCGGGAGCTCTACCTCACGCCGACGAGCCGGCTCCGGATCCCCGTCCCCCGAGGAGCAGCGGCCGACGATGGCAGCGGCGACGATCTGTTCGACTGAGCGCGAGGTCTGGCAGGCGATCGGCGACCACCTCGTCGAGCTCGTCGAGGCCGGCGACGTCCTCGCGTCGGGATGGCTCGAGGAGAACGAGCCGGCGATCGTGACTCCGGTCCCGCACGGTCGGGACGTGATCTACGACCCGGCGCGAGTCGAGAAGGTCGTCCGGACCCTCGCGCAGTTCGAGCAGATCAAAGGCCGGTGGGCGGGACGTCCGCTCCGGCTCCTCGACTGGCAGTTCCTCTACGAGATCGCTCCCGTGTTCGGTCTCGTCCGGTGGCACGAGCTCCCGCCGGCCGAGAGGCGCGGCGACGAGCTCGGCGAGCACCGCCGGATCATCAGGACCGCGTGGTTCGAGAAGCCCCGGAAGAACGGGAAGAGCACCGAGTGTTCCGGTCTCGGCCTCGTCCTCGCGTTCGCCGACGACGAGCCGGGAGCGGAGGTCTACGCCGCGGCGCGGAACAAGGACCAAGCCCGGATCGTGTTCACGCCGGCTAAGACGATGGCGGAGCGATGCGGCCCGCTCCGCCGCAAGCTCGGCCCGCGGGGGATCCAGCGGAACCTCCTCGAGAACCCGTCGACCTCCTCGATCTTCCGGCCTCTCGCGTCGGACCTCGGAGGGAGCCTCCACGGTCTGAACGTCCACGGAGGGATCGTCGACGAGGTCCACGTCCACAAGTCGCCCGACACGATCGACGCGATCGAGACCGGAACGGGGTCCCGGACCCAGCCCCTCGTCGTGTTCATCACGACGGCCGACGAGGGACTCACCGGCTCGATCTACGACACGAAGAGGAGCTACGTCGAGGCGCTCGCCGAAGGTCACGCCGAGGACGAGACGTTCTACGGGGTCGTGTTCGCCGCGTCGGCCGAGGCGATCGAGCTCCGCCCGTTCGAGGACTCGACCCTCATCGCCGCGAACCCCGGGGTCGGCTGGACCGTCGAGCTCGACTACCTCCGCTCGAAGGCCCGGGAGGCGAAGAGCTCGCCGGCGCAGTTGAACCGGTACCTCCGGCTCCACCTCGGCAAGAGGACGAAGCAGTCGGTCGCGTGGTTCACGATGGCGCAGTGGGACACCTCGATGGGTCTCGCTCCGACGGCCGACGAGTGGCGGAAGGCCGTCGCCTACGCCGGTATCGACCTCTCGGCGACGACCGACTTCACCGCCGCCGCGATCATCGCTCCGGATCCGCAGACCGACGGAGCCGGCTACATCGGCCGCGCGATGTTCTGGCTCCCCGAGCAGCGGGTCGACACCCTCGAGAAGCTGACCGGGGTCCCGCTCCGCCGGTGGGCCGACGAGGGATGGATCCACCTCACCGAGGGGAACGTGGTCGACTACTCCCGGTTCCGCGAGGACCTATCCGCCGAGATCTCCCGGCTCGGTTGTACCGTCGCGGAGGTCGGCTACGACCCGTGGAACGCCGCGGAGACGGTTCAAGAGATGCAGACACAGCGACGCAACCCGTACACGATGGTCCCGATCCGGCAGGGGTACGCGTCCCTGTCCGGGCCCTCGAAGGAGCTCGAGCGGCTCGTCATGGGATCGACGCCGGAGCTCCCGCTCCTCCGGTTCGGCTGGAACCCGGTCCTCCGATGGATGGCCGACTGTGTCGAGGTGATGCAGGACCCGAGCGGGAACATCAAGCCGACGAAGCCCGACCGCCGGAAGAGCTCGAAGAGGATCGACGGGATCGCCGCCCTCGTGAACGCGATCGCTCGAGCGATGCTCCGAGCTCCGGCCAAGAAGCGACGCCGCGCCGGCGGGGTCGCATGAGGAGGACCCCGTGAACCTCGACGACCCGACCGACGTCCTCCGGACCATGTACGCCGAGATGGTTCGCCGCCGGCGAGTGATCGAGACCGCGACCGCGTACTACGACGGAGACCACCGTCTCGCGTTCGCGTCGGAGAAGTTCCTCGAAGCGTTCGGAGGTCTGTTCGGAGCGTTCGCCGACAACTGGTGCGCGCTCGTCGTCGACGCCGTCGAGGAGCGGCTGCAGGTGCAAGGGTTCCGCGTCGGGGAGGAGACCGAGGCCGACGGCGCAGCGAAGAGGATCTGGGAGGAGAACGAGCTCGACCTCCAATCGGCGATGGGTCACACCGACGGCCTCATCCAGGGAGCGTTCTACGTCACGACGTGGCAGCGCGGCGACGCCGGCTCCGACGACGAGACGACGCCGGAGATCACGGTCGAGAGCGCGACGAGCGCGATCGTCCTCGCACACCCGAAGATCCGCCGCCGGCGGCTCGCCGGCCTCCGAGTGTGGACCGACGAGGAGGGGTACGAGCACGCCGAGCTCTTCCGGCCGGACCGTGTGTACCTCTTCCGGAGTCGAGCGAAGAGGACCGGCGCGATCGTCGACCCGTTCCGCGTGCAGTGGATCGCCGAGACCCACGCCGACCTCGCCGCGAAGCTCGACGAGTCCTCGTCGATGCCGAACCCGCTCGGAGTGGTGCCGATGGTCGAGTTCCTCAACCGGCCCCGGCTCTCCCTCTCGAGGCGCGTCGGATGGGCCGCGCACTCCGAGCTCGGCGCAGTAATCCCGATCCAGGACGCAGCGAACAAGCTCCTCGCCGACATGCTCGTGGCCTCGGAGTTCGCCGCGTTCCCGCAGCGATGGGTCACCGGATGGGAGCCCGACACCGACGAGGAGACGGACGAGGTGATCGCTCCCGCGTTCCGGAGCGGAGCCGGCAAGACGTGGTGGACCGAGAACGCCGAAGCCAAGTTCGGAGCGTTTCCCGCCGTCACGATCGACCAGTACGTGAGCGCGATCGAGCTCCTCGTGCAGCACATCGCGAGCGTGTCGAGCACCCCGCCGCACTACCTCCGAGCCTCCGCCGACCGGCTCTCCGGCGAGTCCCTCAAGAGCGCGGAGACCGGTCTCGTCGCGAAGGTCCGGCGCAAGCAGCGACACTTCGGCGCAGGCTGGGAAGAGGTGATGCGGCTCGCCGGCAAGGTCGCCGAGATCCAGGAGCTCGCCGGCGCGCAGCAGATGGAGACGATCTGGAGAGACCCCGAGACCCGCACGGAGTCCGAGCACGTCGACGCCGTCTCGAAGAAGAAGGACCTCGACGTCCCGGCCGAGCAGCTATGGGAGGAGCTCGGCTACAGCCCCGAGCAGATCGCCCGGTTCCCCG